CAACCAAGCCCCCCATCACCCCAGCCGGGGGCGCCCCCCATCACCCCATCCCCCCTCCTTCTTTTTTCGCCCACCCCTATCTCCACTTTTTTATTGCACGCCTCCATCTTACTGCTATCGCTTCAGCAGTCATATGGATACCACTACAACTCGTAAGAGAACAAAGAAGGAAGGCGCACCAGAAGTTGTTGCGCTAAAGAAGTCAGTCTCAGCAGCATTAAAAGCAGCATGGCACGTAGATCAAGTTCGTGCTCGTGTTGAGAAGCCTAAGCGTGAGAGGAACACTCTTGCAAAGAAGGTTGAAGCACAGAGAGCTGCCTTGCAGAAAGTGAAGGCGGCAGTGGAAGAGATGCTTGGCAGGCTTGATGCTGCTGCTTAATTCCTCCAACTGGAGAGCGACACCTGCCTCTGGCTCCATGCCGGGGTGCATTGTCCGGGGATGCTCGGATGGCGCAGTGGTGTGACACCTCGGAGAGACGAGGTATGTGCCCGTTCCCGCAGTATACTAGGACGGATCGAACGCCGGAAGCCCGCTAGGCGTGACACTGGGAGAGACTAGACAACTAAGATGTGGATACTTCCCAAACAACTCATATCAGTCTTTGTTCAGGATACGGAGGCATTGACCTCGGACTCCGTAGAGTGTGCCCAGGCTTGCGCACGATTGCTTATGCGGAGATCGAAGCTTTCGCTGGACAACCACAGCACACATGGGAGCCGCCCAGAGTCGTGGGCAACGCCCGAGGGGATGGAAGGCGGAAAGATCAGCAGGGGCGGGAAACGAAAGAACGAGTTGCTGTTGACTGGTCAGGTAAAAGCGTGGGCAACACCGAGAGCGGAAATGGACAGCGGAGCGCACAGGGGCAAGCCGGACACGCTGCACAGCCAGATCAAGAAACAGGGCACAGGCAAACTCAACCCACGTTGGGTCGAGACGTTGATGGGATTACCGATAGGCTGGACGATGCCGAGTTGTACGTCACCTGTGACAATCGCACAGACGAACTGCGCCTCCTTGGCAATGGCGTAGTCCCAGCAACAGCAGCACTGGCATTTCGCACGCTTCTTTGTGACCTTCACTAATGACCAACCCCGTTGACCCTCCCCCTCCTGAAAGTTTTGACTGGGCATACAAGCTGGCAGCCAGTGCATCTGCTCGTGATATTGACTATGAGGAGTTCTTGTTTGAAGTCGAAGGAGGAATAGATGACGGAGTGGAATACAAAGTATTAGTCATCCGTGTATGAGTATTGACATCACTAGACTAGTGCTGATAACTTTTTTGCTCAACCTAAACCACTGGGGTGCGCTAGTGGGTAGGATGGGTGCAAATGAGCTCGGCCTTGCGTGTGCAAGTGTCCGAGTTTTTGCGTTTCTATGAGCACCATTCAGCTATCTCTACACGGCAAGCCTCCTGCAATTCAGACGCAGTGGAATGTGCTTAATCTGGGCGCAGGAGTGCAATCCAGCACACTCGCGCTTATGGCAGCGGCAGGAGAGATTACGCCTATGCCGGACTTTGCCATCTTCGCTGACACTCAGGCGGAACCTGTAAGTGTGTACAAGTGGCTGGACTGGCTAGAGACTCAACTGCCGTTCCCTGTCCACCGGGTGACTCGTGGCAACATGACGGAAGCCATGATGACCTTTCGGACGGCTAAGGATGGGCGTGTATGGACAAAAAGCATGATCCCGGCATTCATGCAAGCTCCAGATGGAAGCATTGGATTGCTTGGTAGATCATGCACAGCACACTATAAGATCGCGCCAATTCTTCAGAATCTTCGCAAGCTTTGTGGGATTAAACGTGGAGAAAAGAATTTGCAAATCACGCAATGGATTGGCATCAGTTACGATGAAATCCAGCGCATGAAGCCAAGCCGAGATAAGTGGACTCAGCACCGTTGGCCATTGATCGAGCTTGAGATGCGCAGGCATGATTGTATTGCCTGGCTAAAGCGAAACGGCTTTCCAGAACCCCCAAGAAGTGCGTGTAGCTATTGTCCGTTCCATAGCAACACAGAGTGGCGCAGTCTTAAAGACAAAGAGCCGGAAGCGTTTGCTGAAGCTGTGCGCGTAGAAAAGGAGCTGCAGCGCACAAAAGCAGAGACTGACAACATGCGATCCGTTCCTTGGTTGCATAGATCATGCGTTCCTCTTGAGGAAGTAGACCTATCAAATGAAATGGATGCTGGACAACTTGATATGTTTGGCAACGAATGTGAAGGGCTTTGTGGTGTATGAGCGACATCCTCGACACTATCGACAAGAAGTTAGAGTTGGCTCTCTTGTTAGAAGAAACGCTCAGGCGCAAGAAGGAGCGCAAGATTGCGAGTTACTTCCCTGACGACGGACCTTTGAAGAGGGATCTGTACCCCAAGCACCTTGCCTACTTCGCTGCCGGCAGGACGTACAGAGAGCGGCTGATGATGGCTGCGAATCGTATTGGGAAGACTGAGAGCATTGGCGGGTACGAGATGGTGTTGCACATGACTGGGAGGTATCCTGATTGGTGGGAAGGCAGGAGGTTTGATCAGCCTATCAGTGCGTGGGCCGCGGGGGATACGGGGAAGACGACTCGCGACATTCTTCAGATGAAGTTGCTTGGCCCGCCCGGCGAGTTTGGCACCGGCCTCATCCCCAAGGCGGATTTGGTTCGCACTACTGCCAAAGCAGGCGTTGCAGACGCTATCGAGACGATTTCTGTGAGGCACGCAAGTGGAGGAGAGTCGAGGCTCACATTCAAGTCCTACGATCAAAGGCGTGAAGCGTTTCAAGGGAGTGAGCAGGATGTCATCTGGCTTGATGAAGAACCGCCCTTGGATGTCTATACCGAGTGTCTGCTTCGGACGATGACCAACAACGGCATGACGATGCTGACTTTTACGCCGCTAATGGGCATGAGTGAAACAGTGCTCTCGTTTCTGCCCAATGGCGAAGTGCAAGAGAGGGCTGGTGGCAGCAAGTATGTGGGGATGGCGACGTGGGATGATGTCCCGCATCTGACTAAGCAGCAGAAGGAGGAGCTTTGGGCCTCGATCCCGCCTTTCCAACGCGATGCCCGTTCCAAAGGGGTGCCGCAGCTTGGGGCTGGAGCGATTTACCCAGTGCCGGAGAGTGATCTTGTTGTGCCCGAGTTCCCGATCCCCGAGCATTGGAAGAGGTGCTTTGGCATGGACGTAGGCTGGAACAGGACTGCTGTTGTGTGGGGAGCGACCAATCCCGATAGCGGTGTAACTTTTCTTTACAACGAGTACTACCGCGGACAGGCGGAGCCGATTTTGCACGCGGAAGCGATCAAGTCCCGCGGAGAAATCCCCGGCGTGATTGACCCGGCTTCGAGGGGCAGGGCGCAGACTGACGGGCAACAGCTCTTGAGCATGTACCGCAGGCACGGACTGGACATTACTCTTGCCAATAACGCTGTAGAAAGCGGGCTATACAGTGTGTGGCAACTAATGTCTGAGAACCGCATAAAAGTGTTCTCTGGACTCAGGAATTGGCTGAACGAGTTCAGGCTTTATCGCAGGGACGAGAAGGGCAGGGTGGTCAAGGATAACGACCATTTGATGGACGCGACTCGCTATTTAGTGGTAAGTGGTTTAAGTAGAGCTGCGATTCCCGGTAAACCTTCCCACAAAACGAGCGGCAATTTTGCCATGCCTGTAGTTAACTTTTTCAAGCGATGAAAGAAGACAAATTAGCTGATATTCACCAGCAAGCCCGAGTAGAGTTCGATCAAATCCAGTCCGCCCTGTATCAGGAGAGGATGAATTGCCTTGGTGACAGGCGATTTTGTTCCCTTGCAGGAGCGCAATGGGAGGGGCCGCTTGGACAACAGTTCGAGAATAAGCCCCGTTTTGAGGTCAATAAAGTGCACATGGCGGTGCAGAGGATCATTAACGAGTACCGCAACAACAGGATTGGCGTGTACTTTGTTTCCAAAGAAGGCGAAGAGTACGACAAGCTCGCTGACACTTGTGCAGGCTTGTATCGTGCCGATGAACAGACTCCAACCGCGGATGAGGCTTACGACAATGCGTTTGAAGAGGCTGTAATGGGCGGGTTCGGCGCGTGGAGACTGAGGACTGAGTACGAAAACGACGAAGATCCCGAGGAAGACAAGCAGAGAGTGTGTATTGAGCCAATCTTCGACGCTGACACTAGCGTTTACTTTGATTTGGGCGCCAAACGCCAGGACAAAGCGGATGCGAAGAGGTGCTTTGTGCTCACCAGCATGACCTACGATGCGTACAGGGCGGAGTGGGGAGACGATCCCTCAACTTGGCCTAAGACAATTACGCGCTCCCAGTTCGACTGGTACACCCCGAGTGTCGTCTACGTCGCAGAGTATTACGTTGTGGAAGAAGTCTCCCAACAGATCCGCATTTACCGCGATTTCAGCGGCAAAGAGGAGTCTTTGAGACCTGAAGAGCTTGACAAAGAGGAAGAGATGCTTGCAACAGGCTGGAAAGAGTTCAGGCGCAAGAAGATCAAGACGAGGAAGGTGCGCAAGTACATCATGTCAGGGGCCAAAATCCTTGAAGACTGCGGCTACATTGCAGGGAAAAATATTCCTATCATCCCCGTGTACGGCAAGCGGTGGTTTGTTGACAACATCGAGCGTTGCATGGGCCATGTCAGGCTCGCAAAGGACGCTCAACGGCTTAAGAACATGCAGCTTAGTAAGCTCGGTGAAATTGCTGCGCTGAGTGCGATGGAGAAGCCTATTTTGCTTCCTGAACAGGTTGCCGGCCATCAGTTGATGTGGGCGGAAGACAACTTAAAGAACTATCCGTACCTGCTCATTAACCCGATCACCGACTCCAACGGCAACACTGCTCCCGGCGGGCCTGTGGCGTACACAAAACCACCTTCGATTCCTCCTTCGATGGCGGCACTGCTTCAGCTTACCGAGGCCGATATGCAGGAGATCTTGGGCTCCCCGCAGCAGGGTGACAAGATGGTTAGCCACCTCTCTGGGAAGACTGTAGAACTCATCCAGCAGCGCCTTGATATGCAGACATTTATCTACATGAGCAACATGGCAAAGGCTGTGAAGCGTTGTGGAGAAGTGTGGCTCTCGATTGCTCGCGACATCTTTATCGAGCAAGGGCGCAAGATGAAGTCAATCGCTTCCAATGGCAAGATGGAGCCAGTCGAACTCATGAAGCCTGTCGTTAACGAGGAAGGCGAGATTGAGTACGAGAACGATATGTCGAGTGCTGAGTACGACGTTGAAGTGCTCGTTGGCCCAAGCAGCCAGACTAAGCGTGGAGCAACAGTGCGTGCGCTCACTGACATGATGACGCTCACTCAAGACCCAGAGATGACTCAAGTGCTCTCTGCAATGGCGATGCTTAACATGGATGGCGAAGGCATTGAAGATGTCCGCGACTACTTCCGCAAGAAGTTGCTCAGAATG